AATTAACTAAACAATCAGAATTATCAAATGATACTAAATCTAAATTAACTAAACAATCAGAATTATCAAATGATACTAAATCTAAATTAACTAAACAATCAGAATTATCAAATAATAAAAAATTAAGTAAATTAACTAAACAATCGGAATTATTAAATAATAAAAAATTAAGTAAATTAACTAAACAATCAGAATTATTAAATAATACAAAATTAAGTAAATTAAGTAAAATTTCTAAATTAACTAGACAATCAAAATTATCAAATGATACAAAATTAAGTACAATTTCTAAATTAACAAAAGAATCAGAATTATCAAATAATACAAAATTAAGTAAATTAAGTAAAATTTCTAAATTAACAAAAGAATCAGAATTATTAAATGATAGTAAATCTAAATTGATAATTAAAGATAATATTAAAAAAAAAATTTTAAATAATATTCAAAAAAATAGTAAAGATGATAATTTAATAAATAAATCTTCATTAGAAGATATATTAAAAGAAACATCAGTTTTATCGCCTTCAACATATAAAAATATTTTTGAAGATACTGAAAATGATGAAAATGATGAAGATACTGATAATTTTTATTGTAATAATTGTAATAAAAAAATTACAGAATCAGATATAAATTTAAATGATAACGATAAATTATTTTGTATGATTTGTAATAATGAAATAGAAACTACTACTATTATTTTGTCTTAAATATACCACATATCTATATCATTTTTAATTTTATTAATTTCTTCTACAAAATCTTCAATTACACACATAATATTATCTTTTTTTCGATGTTTGAACATAAATTTATGTAAATCACTTGTTGTAAATTTTAATTTATTAATAAATGATAAAAATTGTTTTTTATCTTCTTCATTATCTTTAAAAAAGTAATCATACATTTTTTTAGATTGTGATTTTTTACAATAAGTAAAATTTATTTCTTTATCAATTCTACCTGATCTTACTAATGCGTTATCTAATCTATTTTTATGATTAGTAGTTAAAAATGTTATTAGTTTATGTTTTCTAAGAACTCCATCTAATACATTTAATAATGCTGAAAAACTTAAATTAGTTCTCGATTCTCTCTCAACAAATAGAGCATCAATATCTTCTAATACTAAAATAGTATTTTCAGGTAAAGAGGTAATTGCTTTAATAAAAGTGTTATCATCTAAATCTTTTGTTATATTTAATGAAGCAATATCCATATCAAAATATGATGCTAAACAATAAATTAATGAAGTTTTACCTGTTCCTGGTAATCCTTCAAATAAAAAATTCATTTTAAAAGGAACACCATTATCAATATATTCATTTTCTGATTTCATAAAATCATTAATTTCTTCAATTAAATCATTAACATCAAAATCTAAAAATAATGTTTCAATTGGTCTTTTATGAATTTTTGATAAAGTCATCCAACCACAATCTTTTAAAACTTTTATTACTAATTTATTTTTTTTATCAGGTTTTACTGAAAAATCACGTGCTTCATCAATAAATTTTATTAAATTTTCTTTTAATTCATTATAAATAATTAATTCTTCATATTTCATTGGATATTCAGATGTTCCTACAATATTATTATCTTGACTATAATCTACATAAATTATACTATTATTATATTCAAATTGATAAGAACCATAATCTAATTTTAATTCAAGTTCAAATTTTTCTAAATCTTTTGTTCTTGTAAATCCATCTGATGTAAAATTTTTAATATTTTTGTATTCAATAGAATATTTTAATATATATTTAATTATTCTACTTCCTTCATTATTGAATTTAATTGAAAATAAATTTTGTTTATCCATTAATTAATAAATTATTAATACTTTTATATAGTTATATAATATATGAGTTTATTTATAGGATTTTATATTATATTTTTATTTGCTTTATTATATATAATAAACAAACTATGTACTGTTTTTATGAATAGAATAAAAAAGATGAATAATAATAAAGAATTATTATTAGAATATAGAAAAATATATAGTGATAAAATTAAAGAATATAATAAAGTTTTTAGTGAAATAAAAATTTTAAATAGAAAAAATAATAATCATAATAAAATTTACAATCAGTTAGAAAATGAATATAAAAATATAAGAAATTATTGTAATAAATTTGGTAGTAATTTACATCCTACAATAATAAATTTATTTAATGATTATAGAAATTCTATTTTGCCAAATTAAATTTTAAAAACTGATTTTTATTTTTTTATATTAAAAATGGTTGGAGCATCAAAAACTACTACTCAATATGTAAATTTTTGTCTTAAATATTTAGCAGAACATATTCGTTCTAATGATATTGAAGATTTATCAGAAAAAAATTTAATTAATATTATTAAAGAATCAGAAATTCTTGATAATAAATTACCATTACAAAGAAAACCAACATCATATAATTTATATGTAAAAGATAAAAGATTAGAAGGATATGATATGAAAGAAATATCAAAAATGTGGAAAAAAGAAAAAGAGTCTGTTAAAGATGAATATAAAGAAAAATCAAATAATATAACTATTAATCCTATTGTATCAAAACCATCAAAATCTTTAAAATCTTCAAAATCTTCAAAAAAATCAAATAAAAGTAAAAAAAAACAATCTAAACCATTAAATGGTTGGATTGTATTTTGTAATGAACAAAAAAAACAAGGTAAAGAAATGAGTGAAATTAAAGAAATGTGGGGTGCATTTAGTGTTCAAGAAAAAGAAGAATATAAACAAAAAGGAAAAGAATTATTTGATAATATGAAAGATAATATTACAGAAGATAGTTCTGATAGTGATTAATCTAAATTATAATTATATTTATCTAAATGTTTTATTATATTAATTAAATTATCAAAATTTTTTGTATTAGATTTATCACCACCTGTAGATGATACAATATTATTTTTTTCTTTAATATCTTCTGTAATATTTGATTTAATATTTTTTAAATCTTTTATTTGTTGTTCTAATTTAGTAATTTGTTGTGAAGTTTCATTTTCTAATTTAACATGTTTATCATATAATTCTTTGTTTTTTTGATTAGATTTTTTTAATAATTTTTCTAATTGAGATGTTTGTTCTAAATTATTTGATTGTTGTTTTAAATTTAATTTATCTTGTTCTAATTCTTTATTTTTTATATTTAATACTGATGATTCTTTTAATTTATTATTTTCAAGTTGTAACAATTTAATTTGTTCTTTTAATTGTATTGTTTGTTCATTTGAATTTGTATTATTAATAATTTCATTATGTTGCATATCTAATAAAGTATTTAATTCTTTAATGTGTAAATGTAAATTTTTAATTTCTTCATCTGAATTTACTTTATTATTACTTTCAATTTGCTTAAAATCATTATTCTCTTTTATTATAGAAATATTTTTTAATTCTTTTAATTTTTTTAATTCTTCTAATTCTTTTTTTAATCTATCATTTTCTTCATTTAAATTTATATTATCATTATTATATTTATTTATTTGTAAATTATTGTTATAACCTTCTTTTTGTAAATTATATAATGTAATTCTTAATTCATTATTTTCTTCTATAAGACTATTTATTTCATAATCATATGTATCTAAATTATATTTTTCTTCAAGTAAATTATTTTTAACATTATTTAAATATATATTTTCATTTTTTAATAATTCTAAATTAGGTGATTCTGTAGTTAATTCTGTATCAAATAAATTTTCATTTAAATAATAATTTATTTCGCTTAAATTATTTAGATCTTTTATTTGTCCACCTTTTAGTAAATTTTGAATTTGATTATTATTTTTAAAAAAATCTACTAAATTATGTTTTAAATCAAAATATTTTTTTTTATATTTTAAATAATTATTTTCATTCATTTATAAATATATAAAATATAAAAAAAATATTAATATTATGTTTATAATGAAAAAACCTAAAAGAAAACAAATAGTAATTGATGATGTTTATGGTAAAACTGATAATAATTATATTGATAATTCAAGAAAGGAAAAACATGATTTATATTTAAAATTATTAGAAGAAAAAAATAATAGATTAAAACCAATTAGAAATGAATTATATAAGTTACATGATATAACTAATATGAAACATATACCTATAAAAATTCGTTTTGGTTATATTGTTTTAAAAAAACATAATTTATGTGATTTTTTATGTATAAAAATTATAAAAAAAAATATTTTATTAAAATCTTGTATTCATATTTATAATTTATTTTATAATTATGCTTTTCCTAAAAAATTTTTAATAGCATTAGATATTTCAATAGAACATGATTATCATTTATTTTTATTAAAACAATTTATTAGGGATTTTTATTCAAATTATTTATTAAATGAAAATTTAGAAGATAATATGGTTAATGATTTTATAAAAATACAATGTAAAAACATTATTGGTTTTAATGCTAATATTAAAAGAAAACGTGATTTAGAACATTTTTTACACAAAAATTATCAATATGCTACTGATTTTATTGGTATTATTTTTAAATTTAATAATTTATATAAATTAAGATTTGAACATATATTTGAAGATTTTGATGATTATTAATTATTTAAAAATTGGTTCAAAATCATTTTTAACATCATTAAATTCACCATTAAGATTTCCATTTATTAACCATAATTTTTCTGAATTTATATTATCATACATATAAGAAATTTTATATTGTTTTTTATTAGTTGGCAAATTTAATTTTATAATTAAGCCATTTTCATTATTATTAGTACTAACTTTTACTGTAATAGAATTTGTACTTATATTATTTATATTATAAAATTTATTTTTATAATTTTTTTTTAATAAAAACCATTCAGTATTTTTTAATTGATAAATATTATAACTAATATCAGGAATATTATTTAAATTATAATCATATAAATTTATTGGACTATTCCATATTAACATAGCACTATTATTAGTGATATTTATAAATGTTAAACCTTCTACATTATTAATTAAATTGTCTATACAATGTATAGATAAAAAACCACCTTTTAAAACACCTTGTGAATTATTTTGTAATTGTATTTTATTTGATGCTTGTAATTTATGTGGATGTTGTATATCTTTATATTCAAAAGAAGATATTGAATAATTATTTGAATTAGACATAACATATGAACCAATTATTTTATCTGATGATTTATTTAAAAGTAAATTATAAGGTATAATTTCTAATGACTTAATATTTGTATTTATGTAAATATTAAAATATGTACCTATATTAGCATCATTTGGTAATATTAATTGTATATTATTTTTATTAGAATTTAATATAAAATTATATCCTGATTCATAATTATGTAAATTTCTTATTATATTATCTACTAAATTATTATTTTTAATTAAAATATTATTTTTATTTAAATTATAATTAATATTATTAAATGATATATTTCCTTTTAAATGTAAATTACTAAAAATACCATCTTTAGAAAATTCATTAATTATATTAACATAATTAATATTACTATTATTATTACTATTAGAATTATTATCAATTATAGTATCATTGGAATCATTATTATTTATAGTATTATTTGAATTATCAATAATAACAACATTATTATTATTATTATTATTATTATTATTATTTATTTCTTCTTTAATAATATTTATTTTATTACCCATATTTGAATGTATTCCACAATGATAATATAATGTATTAGGTGCATTATTTGGTACTGTAAAAATAATTATTTTTACATTTGTTCCATTATGATTTCCGTTAGTAACTACACCATTATCATATTTATTATTAATTGCATTTTGTCCACCTGGATCAGCTGTTGTTATATAAAATGGATGTCCATTTGTAGAACTATCACTTAAATCAAATATGTAAGTTTTATTAACTTCTAAATCTATTACAGGTTTTTCAATATCATTTAAATAATATTTTCCACCATTTGATTTTACAATATATATTTTATCATAATTATTATTTGACAAATTTGGAGTATTATTTGATGTATTTGTTGTATTTGTTGTATTTGATGTATTTGATGTATTTGTTGTATTTGATGTATTTAATGTATTTGTTGTATTTGTTGTATTTGATGTATTTATCGTATTTGTTGTATTTGATGTATTTGTTGTATTTGATGTATTTGTTGTATTTGATGTATTTGTTGTATTTGATGTATTTGTTGTATTTGTTGTATTTGTTGTATTTGATGTATTTGTTGTATTTGATGTATTTGTTGTATTTGATGTATCATTTGATGTATTTGTTGTATTTGATGTATTTGTTGTATTTGTTGTATTTGATGTATTTGTTGTATTTGATGTATTTGTTGTATTTGATGTATTTGTTGTATTTGATGTATCATTTGAAGTATTTGATGTATTTGTTGTATTTGATGTATTATTTGAAGTATTTGATGTATCATTTGAAGTATTTGATGTATTATTTGAAGTATTTGATGTATCATTTGAAGTATTTGATGTATTATTTGAAGAATAATTTGAAGATTGATAATTATAGTTATAACTCATTATTTTATATATTATATTAAAAATAAATTTTTATATTAAATAAAAATTTAAAAAAATGATTTTATTTTATAATATAATAAATATGGTAAAAAAAATATAAAAATTTTTTATTTTTTTTTATTTTTTATTAATATAAATGACTAATTATAAATTAAAATATTTGAAATATAAATTGAAATATAAATTGAAATTTGAGGAATTAAATGCTAAAAAACAACTATATAATAATGGTATGAAACCCAGAATGTATATTCGTGGTGGTTCATTTAGAACTTCATCTTCATCTTCATCTTCAGATGCCGAAGGATGGGTTCCATTTGAAGATGAAGATGAAGGTGAATTCATAAATGACATTGGTGTTGGACAATCAAATATAATTAAAATTAAAAATATTACACAAAATGAATATGCTTTAATGAAAATGTTTAATTTAACATATTCATTTGATAATAATAGTACTGATTATAAAAATATTAATGAACAATTTATACCTATTAATTTAAGCAAACATATTGAAGGTTTAATTGATATAAAATATATAAAAAACTCCAATTGTGATTTAAATAATTTAAGAAAGGAATTAATAAGATATAATCATAATGTATTATTTGCTGGTAATATACATATAGAAGAAGGAATTATTGAAAATATAACTCTTGATTCTGATCATTATAGATCTAAAAATGAAAATTATTACAATTTTATTAAATTTTTACATGAAAATCAAGCAACATTTGGTGAATATTTTAATATGTCAGTGCCATGTAACCTCAAATATACTCAACAAAATGGAGGTATGATGAGCAGTCCGCCAGACAATTTAATAAAAAATAATATTTATGATAGATATGTTGGAGAACACCTACCAAAAAATAATATATTTTGTAATAAAAATAACACTGCTACTTATATCTATGATGATGATGAAGATGAAGATATAGAAAATTTATGCTATAGACATGATGAATTTAAATTAAATGGTTGTAATAATATAACTTCTGAAGAATCTTTACAAACCTATTATTTTAACGAACAACAAAAATTGATGCATGAAATAGTTATAAAAGATGGAAAAATGTATTGGAATAAAGATGGTCCAGATACAGAAATTATAAAAGGTCCTATGAAATGGAAGAAAGATGAGCTAGTTAATTTACGAGAAATAGAAGGTGAATTATCTTTATTAGTATGGGATACTGATTTTAAAATATATGCTGGTTTATATAAAGAAAGAAATATAAATACTGATGGTTATAATTGTAATCTTAAAGATAATAATAGTAATTATATTAATCAACCATATAGATTACATCATACAACTTATACAGCAAATTTAATAAATGATATTAAAGAATTAGCTTATAATGAAAAAGCTTGTGATCATTTATTTACTGGTTTATGGAAACACAATAATATTTTTACTATATACAACAGAATTGGAGCACCATCAGCATGGGGTCAAGTATATTTATGCAAAGAAAAAAATAAAGAATGTTATTTTGTATCAAAAACCGTTATTTATAATGAATATCAATCGGATATAAGAGATTTAGATCATTTTAAAGTTTTACTTAATCATGAAATTAATAATATAAATTATACTAAAAATATTAGTGATATTTACTATATGAATACTATTAATGTACAATGGTGTAATAATATAATAACTCCATGGAAAAATTTTTTTATAAAGAAAATTCTAAAAAAATTAACAGAACAAATTTCTAATAAAATTGTTTCTGGATTAAATAAGATTAGTGACCAGGTAAATAGAGAACAATTAATTGAAAAGTGGTATGGTGATGAAAATGACAATGTACAAGATCTCATACTTAATATAAACCGAGAAGACTTAAACGGTAATGAAAAAATAGAACTTATCCAAAATAAATTAAATAATCTACTAAAAGATTGGGATATAATACAAGGTGAATCACTTACTGAAGATATTGAGAATAATTTTATTATTGATTATAATGATATTAAAAATGTAGGTTATTTAATTATTAGTGAATTATGCCCTGGTGATATGAGTCAAATTATTAATAATATGATTGATTACAATAATATGTATAACTTACATTCTTTAGATATAATAAAATTTTATTGGCAAGCATTACATTCTTTATATAATTTAAATAAAAATAACTTTATTCACGGAGATTTACATAATAGTAATGTAATGATATATAAAAGAGGAACATATTTAATTGGAGGAATACATGATTTTGATAAATCTTGTTTAATTGGATATGATCATCCAAGCATAAAAAAAAAATTTGTAGATATTAGTCAAGCAAATTCAAATAATGTTTCTATATTAAGTGATATTAATTCTATGTATACTCAAAAACGAAATCATAGGTTAAAGTTAATGAAAAGCATAATAGATTTAGTTATAATTATATTTTATCTTCAAAATTATTATCCTCTTGTTAATCATATTGATTCTAAGACAGCACTTATGTGGTATAGACCAGAAGCTTTATCAGGCAAAAACTCAATATTAACACAAATAATAACGATTTTAGATCAATTTATGCAAGAGGGCACTGCCGATGTTTCAATTCCAAAAAACTTACAGGATTATGTATCTGATGCCACCAGTGATGATGATAAATCTGAAAGAAAATTTGAAATTTATATAGCGATTATAAGTATAACCTATAATCGATATATAAAAGAGTATAATGATCTTAAAACTGATAATGATAAAACTATTACAATTAATTTTGATTTAGAACTAATATTTAATAAAAATGGAGAAAGTTTATATAAATTTTTAGAATCAAATTTAAGCCAAGAACATTTTAATTTTATTAAAAAACTTAATGATAGTTTAAAACAATTTAGTAAAATTAATGATGATAATGATAAAGAGTATTCAAATATTGGCTGGGAACCAGCAACTATATAAAATTAAGAGAAGAATAGAAATAATTGAATAATATATTATAATATTATATATAATTTTTTTATTTTATAATAATAAATGACTAGTTGGAAGAATAAATATTTAGAAATGAAAATAATATATAATAATTTTGTAAATGATTTAAAGACTTTTTTTTAATAAATTAATAAGGCGGATTTGTCTCAACGTCTTTTAAGATAATTTTTAAATAAGTTATTAAAGAGAATATATAAGATTAATATATTATAATAATATATAGAATAGTATTACACATTCAAATCTTATTTATTTTTTTTTTATTTTTTTATTTAAATTATTATATTAATTATTTAAAAGTGATAATTTTATTATA